GCAGGTCCGTCTCGTACGGGTCGACCTTCTTCATGACCTGGAGGGTCGTGCCGGCGACGTCGCGGTTCTCCTCCTTCGCCTTGGCATGGGCGGCCTGGATGCGGTCGGCCCGCTCCTTGGCCTCGATCCGCGCCTTGCGAAGCTCCTCGGACTCGTTGGTCAGGGACTCGCTGCGGGCGACGTCCTCGTTGGTCGGGTCGGTGAGTCCTGCCAGAGCTTCGAGCTCCGCGTCGATCTCACCGATCCGGGCATTGATGTCGTTGATCAACATCAGATGTCCTTTCGGTGTTGGTGCCGGAAACGCGCCAGCGCCTCGGCGATCTTTTGGCGGTTGCCCTCCGTCTGGTCGACGACCGTCGCGTCGGGGGTTTCGTCCGAGTCGCCGTCGGCGGCCTCGTCGTCTTCGACCTCGTCGAGGCCGGGGTCGACGTCGGAGCGACCGATGGTCGGCAACGACGCCAGGAACTTGGCAGCGACCTTCGGCCCCGCCCGCTCGATGTAGCGGGCAAGGACGTCCTCGTTGCCGAGAAGCTGTTCGATGAAGTGGTCGGAACCGGAACGAACACCGGCCGTGGCCGCGTCATAGGCGGGGAATGTGACGGGGCCGAACTCGTAGAGGTCGACGTCGGTGATCGACCGCTCGGGCAGCTTGCCCGGATTGGTCTTCGACGTCTTTTGAGGTTCGACCCACTCCTCGCCAACGACCTTGAATCGGAACGACGCGCCCAGCTGGCCTGCTCGCAGCGCCGGCATCAGGTCGTCGACGTAGGACGCCTCGAACAGCTCCGCCTCGTAGTAGGCACCGTCCCGGTCCTCGCGCAGCACATTCGGGGCGGCAAGCGGCTTGTTGCCGATCGACGGGTCCTGACCATGGTCGTAGAGCACACGGATCTTGTCGCCACGCTCGGCGAACGTCCGATCGAAGGCACCGGGGACGATCCGCTCGAGGAAACGGCCCTCGTACCAGGAGTCGATCTCCGTCCACCGGTTGAACACGGCGAAGTGACCGAACAGCGTACGACCAGTGCCACCGTCGGCCTCCGCGCGCAGTTCGATCGTGCCGATGTCGTGACGGGCGCGAACGAGGTTGTCGACAGGCGCGCGCGACTCGAGGGTGGTGTTGGACATTGTGAGCACTCCTCAGGAGGCGGCAGGCAGTGCGGGCGGCTCGCTGCCAGAGGACGGCGCGGCGACCGTGCCAGGGGGTTGCAACTGGACACTGAACAGACCGACGTGACGGAGCAGACCCATGTCCCCAGTGCGGATCGCGGCGACCGCCGACTCAGGGTCGAAGCCGGCGTCGACGAGCGTGCGCAACGCCTGCGCCTCGACGGCCTTGATGTCGGCAGCATCCTTCACGTCCTCTTGGCAGAACGGGATGTCACGGTCGTCGAACCACAGGCGAGAACCACGGGGCGGTGGGACAAGTGTCTGGAACGCACCGACAGCGGCACGCCACAACGGGCGGATCGTCCCATCCGAGAAACGACGGCGGGCGGCCGTGTAGTTCCCGGCATTCAACGACGAACCCTGCATCGACTCGGCGAGGCCGATGATCGGCGCCGGCACACCAGCCGCCGAAGCGACACGGGTCTCGACACCGCCCTGAACGGACTTGATGTTCAACTGGTCGAAGTTCGCCCCGATGACCTTCACGTCGGCGCCGGCACCGAGATACAGCGTCTTGAACGCGTTCTCGACGCCCTTGTGCTGTGCGTCCATCCGCTCGACGAACTCGTCGAACGCCTGCGGCGACACGCCGGCGTCGAGCGACACGGCAAGGTTCGGGGTCGCCGCGTTGCGCAGGAACTGCGACTTGTACTGAGTCATCGCCGAATCGGCGGTGATATCCGAAAGGATCGCATCCAGCCACGACCGACCCCGGAACGGATGGCTCGGATCCGGCAACGGGCGATAGTGGGCGACCTCATCCGGGCCGAACGTCGCGACCACTGACCCCGTCCTGTCCGTCACCGCGTAACCGACAAGCTGCCGGCTGAAGCCCTCGACGAGTTCGTCGACAATCACGACACTCGACGGGTCGAGGCGGGTCAGGATCTCGCGATTGACGAACGCCGACCGCTCCCGCACCCAATACGAATTGCCGTACAGGGAGGCATCGACCTCGCAGCGGGCGAGCAGATCAACCGTCGTCGCCGTCGGCCACGGCGACTCGAGGATTTCGAGTGCCGGCGTGCCGTACAGGTTCCCCGGGCGGCCACCCGACCACGGCTGGAACGCCATGCGGGCCTCGGCGAACACGAGCAGCCGACAGGACACACACGCCGCCACGATCGGGTTCCGCTGCCCTTGGAGAGCCGTGAGCTCGGCGATCGGGCCCGTCGGGGCGATGTAGGAGATCCCGCCGAACGAGAACTGGGTCTTGAGGAGCTGGAGATACCCGTCGAGCGTCAGATCCGAGCGAGCCTCGACGAGCGGCGCCTCGTTACGAGGTGCCAGCAGACGTGCGAGCGGCATCCGTCACCTCACGTTCCTTGGCGATACCGAACGCCACCAGCCCCAGCCCGAATACGACCAACCCGCACCCGACGCCGGCGACCACGGACAGCACAGCACCGACGAGCAAACCGACACCGACGGCGACGAGAAACGCACCGAGCCACTGACCGAGAGCCGCCACGGGCGCTACCTCCAAGAACCGAGGGGGACCACCGCCGGTTCTTCGTCAACTCGCGCCAACACGCGAGCGACACCCATCACGAGAGTGATGGCGGCGTCGATCTTCCGCTTCGACTTGCCCTTCGACAGCCGCCACCCATTATCGGTGTCGCGGGGAACCGCCGACTTGACCTGATCCGCCGAGAGCGGGTCGTCGTCGTGGATGACGTTCCCGGCCAGGATCTGCTCGTAGGCAAGGCCACACGCTGGAACCATCCGCTGGGCGGACTGCGGGAACTCGAGCATCGCGACTCCGTCATCGGCGAGGGCTTGCGCCGACCGCTCGAAGAACGCCGGGTCGTACGCGACCTCCGTGCAGTTCCCGGAGGCGTGAAGCCTTCGGATCTGCGCCTCGATGTGGGCGATGTCGAGCGCCTGTCCATCCGGCACGAACGGCCACGCCTGAGTGATGATCAGGTCTCCCTGGCGCTGCAAGGCGCGCACGCTGCACGTGTCGTGCTTCAGCGCCATATCGACCGTGACCACGAACGGAGCCGTGATGTCCACGACCGTCCCGGGCACGCGATGGCGTTCCCACTCCCCGCCCGGCAGCCACGACTCGGCGGCCACGGTAACCCACCGGTTGGCGAAGTACCGCATCCATTCGTGCTCGGGGATCTCGTGCCAGCGGCGTTCAATGTGCTCGAGCAAGCCGAACTGCTCGGCGTGCGGGTTGGCCTGCAATGCCATGACCTCTCGCACGTCCGGGCCGGCGTGTGGGTCCAGCTTCTCGTCGGCCTCGGCCCAGTCGAGCAGGAACGCCGGGTCGGTGATCGTTCCCGCTTGCACCTGGCGGCCGTAGTCGTAGAGCCCGCGGAGCAGCTCGGAATCCTCGGAACCGGCCGTCGAGATGACGAGCACGAGGCCGTCCTGCCGTTTGGCGATCGAGTTGGACACGACGAGGAAGACGCGGGCCTTGTTGCCGATCCACTCATGGAGCTCGTCGGCGACGAACAGCGTCGGCCGGGAACCGTCGTTCGTGCCGGCGGCGGCAGCGACCCGGTACATGCGGCCGGGCGCGCCCCGCAGAAGGAGCTCGGTGTCGAACACCTCGACGTCGGGCTGCAATGGACCTTCGGCCACCATCGTCCGCGCCGAACCGAACAGCAGATCCGCCTGCTCGAACGACGCTGCAGCGATCGGGATGTTCGGCGACTTCGGTGCCAGCGGGCCGGCGAGGAAGAACAGGGCGATCGCCGCCAGGAATTCCGTCTTGCCCCAGCCCTTCGCCCGGCCGAGGACGGCGCGGCGGACGATCAGACGATGCGTCTTCGGGTCAAAGCGGAGCAGATTGTCGAGAAAGTTGCGCTGGTCGGCGGTGAGGATGAACGGCTCGCCGAACAGGTCGCCCTCACCGTGGACAACGTTCTTCTCGATCCACGCCACAGCGAGCGGCCCGTAGGTCGGGAGGGACTTACGCCTGGCGGTGGAACGCTTCGAGGAGTTGCTGGTTGCGGGCGGCAAGGCCAACTCCCTCCTCGAACGTCACGCCGAGCCGCAAACGGGCGAGCGGCGTCAGACCGAACCGGTCCTCGAGCTTCTGGATCTCCGCCTCGAGGCGGTGCATCTCCGCAGCCCACGGCGAAAGCACCTGCTGCCCCATCGACCCCTCGGTCGTCGGCTGCTCCTCGAACTGCTGCGTAGCGTGGAGCAGCCGGTCGCGGTAGACGAACAGGCGACGCAGCGCCGGCAGGTCCGTGGACTTGAATACCTTTGGGCCCGCCAGAGGCGACGAGAAGAACTCGTGCCACGCCTCGGCGACCTCCGGGAGCCATCCCGAATCCGGCAGCGGGAACTTTGCCGCCTGATCAACGGGAGTGAGGGCGAGGACCTGGCCGACGTCCTTCGTGCGACCTCCACGCTGGCGGCGCTCAGGGGGCTTCTTGGCGACCATCGTCGGCCCCCTTCCAAAAACGCCGAGCTGGACCGTCCCGAATCGAAGCGAGT